ATGGATATCGTCATGGACGCGATCCTGTACGGGCACAAGTGGGCGGTCGACCGCTCGATCACCGCAACCTATGTCAAGGACGTGACCGAAGGCCTGCAGGCGTTCATGCGCGACCTCAAGAACCAAGGCGCGATTATCAATTTCGAGGTCTACGCGGACACCGAGTTGAACACGGCCAGCCAGCTGGAGCAGGGCAAGGTTTATTGGAACATCCGGTTTACCGATGTACCGCCGGCTGAAAACCCGAATTTCCGCGTCGAAGTCACCAATCAATGGCTGACAGAAGTTCTGTCGGCCGCCGCTTAAGGAGCGCACCACATGGCAATGATTCCCGAAACCCTGGCCAACCTGAATCTGTTTGTCGATGGCGTCAGCTTTCAGGGCGATGTGCCCAGCCTGACTCTGCCCAAGCTCACGCTCAAGATGGAAGAGCACCGCCCCGGCGGCATGGACGTGCCTATCGAGATGGACCAGGGCATGGAGAAGCAAGAAGCCAGCTTCACCACCACCGGCGTGCGCCGCGAGTCGTTGAAGTTCTTTGGCCTGGCCGATGGGACCGGCTTCAACGGCACGTTCCGGGGCGCCTTCAAAGGCCTCAAAGGCAAGATCACCGCCGTTATCGTCACCCTGCGCGGCAGCCTCAAAGAGGTGGACATGGGCGACTGGAAGCCCGGCGATAAAGCTGAGTTCAAGCACGCTGTGGCCCTTACCTATTACAAGCTGGAAGTGGACGGCAGGGTCATCTACGAAATCGACGCCCTGGGCATGAAGCGCGTCATCAACGGCGTTGACCAGCTCGCCGCACAGCGCACCGCCCTCGGCCTGTAACCCCCTCTCTTTTTTGAAATAAGGATTTTCCCCATGGCACAAGCAACCAAAACCCCGTCCTGGCTGATCGTTACCGGCGACCGCGTGACCGTCACCCTGACCAAGGCTATCGAGGCCAATGGCATTCAAGTCGACAAGCTGTCGCTGCGCGCGCCGACCGTGCGCGATATCCGCAGCGCGCAGGCCGGTGCCGGCGACGAAGAGCAGCGAGAACTCAACCTGTTTGCCAGCCTGGCCGAGGTCAACGTCAAGGAACTGGAAGGCATGGCCCTGAAAGACTACACCCGTCTGCAGACTGGCTATTTTCGCCTGGTGCAGGACGACGAGCTTTAACCCCAAGTTGCAAAAGCAGCTGGCCAAGCGGCTGGCTGTCGAGCTGGGTTTCTCGGCCGCTGAGATAGCGGCCATGCCTTGGGAGGATGTGGTCTGGTGGCTCACGGATTGAGCCGTTGAGGGGTAGCGTATGGCAAGCAAGCTGGCGTTATCGCTGGTGATCGGGGGCGCCGTCGCATCGTCGGTCGGCGCCGCGTTCAACACGGTCGAGGACCGTATTGGCAAGCTGGAGAAGAAAGGCAACAAGGCCAAGGTGCTGAAAAGCACCATCGGCGAAACGGTCAAGCTGCGCGAGGAATGGAAACGGGCGCACGACACCGGCGCCGCCGGCGCCGACAAGCTGCTGCGCAAGCTGGAGGGCAATTTGACGGCCTTGCGCAAGCAGGGCGTCGAGGTCGGTCGGCTCGGTCAGGAGTACAAGCGCCTTGCGCGCGAGGCCAAGGCGGCCGATCTGCAGGTTAAAGGTCATCAGCAGATCAGCGCGGGCAAGGCCTCGCTAACGTCCAACCTCGGCAAGGCGGCGGTCGGCGTTGGCCTTACCGCGATCCCGACCAAGATCAGCGCGGATTATCAGGCGATCATTCGTGATATCGCGATCAAGGCGGATGCGGTCAACACGCCGCAGGAAGTGCAGCTAAGCCGGACGGTGATCGGCACGGCCGACAGCACCGGCATGGCCCGTAATGACGTGGCGGACCTGATCAACCAGTTGGTTGGTGCCGGCATGGAGCTGGACAAGGCCATGGCCTACGCGCCGACAGCGGCCAAGTTTGCGATTGGTCAGGGCGCGTCCGGCGTCGACACGGCCAGCATGATCATGGCCCTGCAGCAGAACGCCAAGATCAACGACCCGAAGGTGATGCAGCAGGCATTGGAGGCTATTGCCTACCAAGGCCAGGCGGGCAGCTTCGAGGCCAGCGACATGGCGCGCTGGTTCCCGCAACTGCTGGCCAGCATGGAAAAGAACGGCAGCACCGGCTTGGATGCAGTGACGTCGCTTGGTTCCATGCTGCAAGTGCAGATGAAAACCGCGGGTAGCTCGGACGAAGCGGCCAACAACTTCAAGAACTGGGTTGAGAAAATCGGTTCGGGGGATTTGGTCAAGGCCTACGCGGATGTTGGTATCGACTACCAAGGCTCGCTGAATACCGGCATTCAAAAGGGCATGAGCAGCATTGAGTCGTCGATGGCCCTGGCAATGAAATATGTGGAAGCCACGGACCCGGCGAAGGCGCAAAAGATCAAGGACGCCAAGGCCAAGATCAGCAGCGAAGTCGACCCCGAGAAGGCAAAGGCGGCGCTCGATGCGCTGGAGAAATCCTTGCGTACCGGCGACCTGTTTGCAGACATGCAGGTCAAGGCCGCGCTTACGGCCTACTCGCAAAACAAAGAGCTGTATGAGCAGCTTAAAAACGACTCCAAAAATTCGTCGGGGATTCTGGACAAGAACCTGGCTGAGCGCCGCGAAACATCGGCGCAGCAGTGGTCCGAGCTGTCGCAATCGGTCGATGACTCGATGCGCAGCATTGGCGATGCCATCCGGCCCGCCACGGACGCGGCCGCCAAAGGCCTGACGTGGGTGGCGAAGGGCATCGCCGGCCTGTCGGACAAGTTCCCAGGCATGGTAATGGGCGCTGCCGGCGTGACCGCCGCTGTTGCGGCGCTGATCACCACGTTTAGCGCTGCCAAGATCGGGATTGGCGTCTTCAACGTGGCGCGCGGCTCGATCATGGGGCGCACCCGTGGGCGTAACGCGGGCGGTGCCGGCGATGCGCTGCCCAAGACGGGCAACCGTGCTGTGGATGCCGGGCTGGGCGCCTTGGGCAAGGTCTTTGGCGGCGCAGCGGCCAACGATGGCGGCTCAGGCCTCAGCAGCGAGCCGCAGCGCGTCTTTGTGGTCAATGCCGGCGCACTGGGTGGGGGTGTCGGTGGCGGCGCCGCTACGGGCGCCGGAGCGCGCGCAGGGAGTCGCCGCAGTCGTCGCCGCGCCCGGCGGCAGGGTGCAACGTCTCGCGCCGCGCCACGGCCGGCGGCTAAAGCACCACGGCCGGCCGTCAAGGCGCCAAGCGTGCCGATTGCGCCGAAGGCTCTGGCCGAAGGTGCGGGCGAGCTGGCCGGGCTGGGCAAGACGGTCAGCAGCATTCGCAACGTCACCCGGCTGGCCAAGCGCTTGCCGGGCGGCAACGTGATTGACGCGAGCATGGGCGCGATTGATGTGGCCATGAATGCCACCACTCAAGACGAGAAGGCCGAAGGCTACGGCGGGGCCGCTGGCGGCTTGGCCGGGGCTATGGCCGGCGGCGCGATGGGTGCGGCGCTTGGTTCTGTGGTACCGGTGATCGGGACCGTGATCGGCGGCGCCATTGGTGCGGCCATCGGCGGTATGGGTGGTGAGTCGCTGGGCGGGTTCCTCGGTAAGAAGTGGTTCGGCGAGGATGAGGAAAAGCCCGAGGAGCCGGCGCCGGCGGTCAAGCAAGAAGATCCGCCCGCCGCGCCTGTATCGCCGGCAGCGTCTTTGCCGCCGCCTGTGCCTGTCTCGCTGGCCGCGTCTGCAGTACCGCCGGCGCCGGCGATTTCGTATGACCCGCGTGACCCTGATTCAAAAGACCCGTACCTCGTGCCGGCACTGACGGCCAACAAGGTTCGGTTTCCTGGGGCTGCGTTGGCCAAGTCGCCGGCGGCGCCCGAAACGCCTGCAGCGCCGGCTGTTTCGTATGATCCGCGTGATCCCAACTCGAAAGATCCGTTCCTTGTGCCCGCACTGACGGCCAATCGCGTGCGCTTCCCTGGTGCCGGCCTCGCGCCGCCAACGGGCAACGTCGTGCGGGATATGGCGGCAACGGCAGCACCTGCAGCGAGCGCCCCGGAGCTGGCCAAGGCGGCAGCGCCGAAGGGTGAAGCGCCGAAGGTTGACCAAGCCTTCACGTTCTCGCCGACCAGCACAATCACGGTGCAGGGGGATGTTAAAGACCCTGCGCAGCTGGCCCGCGAGCTTGAGCCGCACATGCGCGCCCAGTGGGAGGCGTTCCAGCGCGAGCAGGGCGCCCGCATGGCCTCAACTCAACTATATGATGCTGCACACCTGTAAGGGGGCGATATGGCCTACATGGAGTTAATGGGGTCGACGCTGTCGTCACTGATCGCGGCCGGGGAGGCTGGCCGGACTAGCCTCGACGGCATGTTGGGGCCGCTCAACGGGGCGGTCAGTGATATGACAGGGGCGGCCTCGGAGCTGGAAGGCATCCCGTTTATCGGGCCTGCCATCGGCGCCAAGCTGCAGCGGACCATGCGGGCGATCAACGCCGCCCAGTCCGCTGTTGGCCAGGTGGCGGCGACCTATAGCCGGGTGGTGACTGCAGCCAGTCAGGTGCAGGAGCGAATCGGCGCCGTCAAAGAGCAGGCCGCGCGGGCGGGGGCGGCGATCAACCGCATCGCCGGCAAGATCAGCCCGTCACTGGGCAACATCGTGCCGACCGGCGCCCTGGGCGTTGAGGCCACCCCGGCGGCCGAGGCGGTGAAGCCGTTCCCGCATCTGCTGATCATGCAGCCGCTCGATCCCAAGCTTGAGCCGTATTACTTCAACATGGACACGGCCGGCTTTGACGAGCTGCGCCGGCAGACGGGCTTTCGGTGGGCTGGCCAAGAGCGGCTGACGCGGGACATTGCGCAGCAGGCGGTCGGCCAGGGTGAAGACAAGCTGACGATCAAGGGCGCGATCTACCCAGGCTTCAAGGGCGGTATCGGCCAGCTGAACACGCTACGCACCATCGGCCGCCGCCTGCAGCCGCTCAGCCTGATCACAGGGTATGGCGAGGTGCTGGGCAACTGGTGCTTAACGAACGTGGACGAAGACCAAGGGGCGCTGCTGCCCGGCGGTATCCCGCGCAAACAAGGGTTCTCGCTGGAGTTCGTGAAGTATGGCGATGACATGCAGAACGTCTGACGGGGATCTGCTGGACACTCTCTGTCACAACGTCTACGGCCACTTGCTCGGCACGGTCGAGACGGTGCTGGAGGCCAACCAAGGTCTGGCCGACGAGCCGCAGCCGTACCGGGCGGGCGTCCTGATCCACTTTCCGGATCTGCCGGCGCCGCAAACCGAGTCAATCATGCTGTGGGATTGATCCCGCGTTACGCGTAACGAAACCCCGCCGAGTGCGGGGTTTTTTATTTCTGGAGCACACGCATGAAACCGATGTTTCGCATCGTCGCGGACGGCAAGGACATTACCGCGCTGATCAATGATCGCCTGCTGTTGCTGCGCACCACGGACAAGCCCGGCATGGAGTCAGACGAGTTCGAGTTGCGCATTGATGACCGCGCCCAGCAGGTGAGCCTGCCCAAGCGTGGCGGCGGGATCGAGGTCTATCTGGGCTATGACGGCCAGGCTCTGGCGCGCCTCGGGCGTTATACCGTCGATGAAGTCGAAGTGACCGGCCCGCCGGACACCATCACCATTCGCGGCAAGGCCAGCGATATGCGCGGCAGCGGCAAGACCACGCGCAGCGGCAGTTGGGAAAACGTGCCGCTCGCGCAGATCGTGCGTGACGTGGCCGCGCGTAACGGCTGGACCCCGGTCTGTTCGGTGCAGACCAAGGTGGCGCGCATCGACCAGAACAACGAGTCCGATTTCAATTTCATCACCCGGCTGGCCAAGCAGTACGACTGCACGGCCAAGGTGGGCGATGGGAAGTTGTTGGTCATGCCCAGGAACGGCAATCAAAGCGCGAGCGGCAAGGCGCTGTCGGCCGTGACCCTCACCCGCGCGGACGTCAGCCGGTATTCGTTCCGCCTCGGTGATCGAGGCACCCAGCAGGCGGTCAAGACCAAGCACCAAGACCCCAAAACCGGCGTTTTGAAAGTGGTGGAGCTGGGCAACGATGAATCGCCCGATGGCCTGCCGGCTGTCCACACCGACCGCCATATCTACCCCAACGAGTCGGCCGCCAAGCAGGCCGCCAAAGCCAGGCTGTCGGCATTCAACCGCAGCACCGCCGCCGTACGGCTGGAAATGGCCGGGCGTACCGACCTCTTCGCAGAGCGCCAGATCAACGCCAAGGACTTCAAGCCCGGCCTTGATGGTGAGTACCTGGTGGACAGCGTAGAGCAAGTCTTTACCCAGTCCGGCTGGACTACGACCGTCGAGTGCAACGGCGGCAAGAAGGGCAAAGCGAAGGCCGCCGGCAAGAAGACGAAGAAAGAAAAACAGCCGCTCAAGATCGCGCAGCTGTAACCCAAGCACAACCCTCCCGATCTGCCGCGCCACTGCGCCGGCATGACGTTTGAAACCAACCTGTTCAAGGATGTTTCCTGATGGCGATTACCGAAAAACAACTCCAGCAGATCCTCCCCAACGCCGGCACAAAAGCCGGCGTTTTCATACCTGGTCTCAATGCGACCATGGGCAAGTACGCGATCATCACGCGGCTACGCATGGCCGCGTTCATTGCACAGATCGGCCATGAGTCCGGCCAGCTGCGTCACGTGCGTGAGCTTGGCAATAATGCCTACCTGGCCAAGTACGACACCGGGCGCCTGGCCCAGCGCTTGGGCAATACGCCCGAGGCGGACGGTGACGGCCAGCTCTATCGCGGTCGGGGGCTGATTCAGGTGACCGGGCGGGCAAACTATGAGGCTTGCAGCGAAGCGCTGTTTGGCGATAGCCGCTTGCTCAATACCCCCGAGCTGCTCGAACAGCCGGTATATGCGGCGCTGTCGGCGGGTTGGTTCTGGCAGCGCGCTGGGCTCAACACGCTTGCCGACAAAGGCGACTTCCTCACCATCACCAAGCGGATCAACGGCGGCACAAATGGGCTGGATGAACGCAAGGCGCTCTACCAGCGAGCGCTCGAGGTGCTGCAGTGAACGTGCTCGGTTGGCGGTTAGCCGGCCTTGCGCTGCTACTGGGCATCTACGTCGGTGGTCGTGGTGCCTGGTTGTGGCAAGCCAACCATTACGAAAAAGCGCTGGCTCAGCAGTCCGGCCAATACCAGCGTGAACGTGAAGCCGCAGCACTGGCCGTAATCGACTGGCAAGCCGAAGAACAGGATCGCCGTCGCGGTCTTGAGGACCGTCTCAAGTCGACGGCCGAAACCCACTGGAAGGAGATGAGCAATGCTCAAGCAACTCAAGCGCGCCTGCGTGACAGGCTTGCTACCGCTGATCTGCGGCTGTCAGTCGTCCTTGCCGCAACAGCCGGCGAGAGTGGTACCAGTGGGGTGTCAACCGCCCCCGGCGCCCGAAGCGTGGTACATGGAGCCGTACGCGCCGACCTTGACCCAGCGCATGCTCAACGAATTATCGCCATCACCGACGACGGTGATCGAGGACTGATCGCGCTCAAGGCCTGTCAGGCCTATGTGCGCGAAGTGACGAAGTGAAAGGAGCGGGCCAGGAGGATGCGTCAACATCCCCCTGGCCCGCCGAACCCGCAGACCGAACCTGCAAGTCCAGCCAAGGCTCCTGCTCCGTGCACAAAGCGCGGCGAGCCTAACACCTGTTTATTCATACAGTAAAGACTTGCGAGCTTATGACCTCACCAATTATTCCCTGGATGGGTGGCAAACGCCGCCTGGCCGACCGCTTGATTCCCCTTTTTCCACCTCATGAATGCTACGTCGAAGTGTTCGCCGGCGGCGCCGCGTTGTTCTTCATGCGTCCCCAGCCCGCACCTGTGGAGGTGCTTAACGACCTGAACGGTGACCTGGTCACCCTTTACCGTGTTGTGCAGAACCACCTGGAGGAGTTCGTGCGCCAGTTCAAGTGGGCGCTCAGTTCGCGGCAGATCTTCGAGTGGCAGAAAATGACCCGCCCTGAAACGCTGACCGACATCCAGCGCGCGGCCCGTTTCTTTTACCTGCAGCAGCACGCATTCGGTGGCAAGGTCACGAGCCAGACGTTCGGTACCGCGACCACGGGGCCGGCGATTAATCTGCTGCGCATCGAGGAAAACCTGTCTGCAGCGTGGCAGCGCCTCGCTGGCACTTACGTTGAGAACCTGTCCTGGCTTGACTGTGCCGAACGCTATGATCGAGCGCACACGTTCTTCTACATGGATCCGCCTTACTGGCAGACTGCCGGCTATGGCGTGGATTTCCCCTTCGAAGAGTACGAGCGCATGGCCGACTTCATGCGCCGTTGCAAGGGCAGGGTGATGGTTAGCATCAATGACCACCCGGACATCCGGCGAGTATTCGATGGCTTTCACTTCGAAACCTTAGACATTCGTTACAGCACCGCCAATCAGCGTCACACAGCGGCCACTATCAGCGGAGAATTGGTGATAACTAATTGGCAGCCATTAGAGCTGCATCAGCTTTTCTAGCTGGAGCAGCTGCAGCAACCGCAGGAACTCAGTACAGAGGATAATAATCAGCTCAACGGTGTGCATCACTTTCTCCGGGATGAGTAAGTCCGCTCGGCGTTTGCGCGAGTCCAGGCTTGTTTCAGGAGGTGTGATTTAATAGTGAGAGCTAATTATCTGTCAATAGTTGTTTTCTTTTGAGGCTTGTGGTCGTCAAGGATAAAGGCGATACGCCCGAATCCTATGCGCCTCGATAGCTTCTAACTGTGCGTAAGCGCGAACGCGCGTTCGTGCGTTCGCGCTTACGCCTTTATTCGTTGAAATGTTCGGCTAGCTTTTGAATTTGTTGATTTGTTGATTTGTTGATTTGTTGATTTTTTGGTTTGGCTTTATCTTTCAGCGAATTAGCGAATTAGCGAATTAGCGAATTAGCGAATTAGCGAATTAGCGAACTAGCGAATTCGCTATAATAAGGCACCTGAATTCGGGTTGATTTCGTGCTGCAGTTTTCTAGGATCACTTATGCCAGTCTTTCGTAGTTACTAATTAAGAGATATTGCTGGTACCTCCTCAATCAGCTCTTCGCCCTGGTTGCGAACGTTGCCTACCTGCTTGCTCACTGGGTACCACTTGAAGTCGGCAGCAGGCCGGCACCCTGTCTGCACGATCTCTGCGGCACGTTCGATGGTGGTGCCCTCATCGATCCACACGCGTGCAAGCTCAGGCGTCAGGACCAGCGGCTTGCGATCATGAATATCGATCAGCCCCTGATCAGCGGCAGCGGTTATGATGACGAAGCCATCGCGCTCATCAGGCTCTAGGCCTGCGTGGACTTCGGCCAGCGCTGCAAAATACAACGGTTCGGCGTTTGCGGCCGTGATGTAGAAGGGCTGCTTGCGTTTCGGGTCAGCCGGATCCTTGATCCATTCAAACCACCCGTTTGCAGGCGCCAAGGCCCGGCCTCCCGGCCAGAGCGATTTGAAGAACTTACCCTCCATCACCGTTTCGGCCCGCGCATTGATCGGGTCGGGACGCTTCCCCTTCGCCCAAAAAGGCGCCCACCCCCATTTGACCCGGTCAACGCTAACCCCTCCATCGACCGGTCGAATCAGCTCGACGCGCGTTGACGGCGCTACGTTGTAGCGGTTGATCCGCTCATGGACGTAGCCATTGATCACCTCAAGGTCCAGCGACAGCTGTTTGAGATAGTGATCCATTGACTCGTAGATCGAGTACCGTCCGCACATACCTCACCTCACGTTGATCGGCTTCTCATCGTATTGGTATTGACCAGAATCAGTCCGACTAGTTTACTGTATGAATATACAGTTTGAGTTGGATCAGCCTGCCATGACCATCACCTTTCTCGGAACCCCTACGGGCGGTCCCGCTTTGCTCCCCGTTTTTTCCTTCCGCGTGCCGGCGGGATTTCCCTCACCTGCAGCTGATCACCTTGAGCGGCACATTTCCCTCGATGAGCTGTTCGATCTGCGAGCGCCGCATGTCTATCTGGTTCAGGTGGAGGGGGATAGCATGCAGGGCGCCGGCATCCATTCCGGTGATCTTCTGATCGTTGACCGCAGCAATGAGGCTGAGCACGGAGACATCGTGATCGCCGCAATCAACACTGAGCCGGTGTGCAAGCGGTTGTATCGGCGCAACGGTGCGCTGATCCTGCAATCGGAGAATTCTGCATACCCGCCTCGACATGTGATGGAGGGTGACGATCTGGTCATCTGGGGCGTAGTCCGCTATAGCGTGCGCGATCATGCGCAATGACCAGGTGTTCGCCCTCATCGACTGCAACTCGTTTTACGCGAGCTGCGAACGCGTGTTCCGACCTGACCTGGCAAAGACGCCGATAGTCGTCCTGAGCAATAACGACGGCTGCGTGATTGCCAGATCGTACGATGCAAAGCCCTTCGTCAAAATGGGAGAGCCTTTCTTCCAGGCCAGGGACAAGCTGCGGCGGCATGGCATTGTGGCGTTCTCCTCCAACTACGCGCTGTATGGCGACATGAGCGAGCGCGTGATGTCATTGATCGAGGCCATGGTGCCAGCAGCAGAGGTGTATTCGATTGATGAGTCATTTGCAGACCTCACCGGCATCCCTGGCAATCTGACCCAGTTCGGCCGTGACATGCGCACCAAGATCCTGAGGTGCACCGGGATCCCTGTAGGTGTCGGTATTGCGAAGACCAAGACACTGGCAAAGCTGGCCAACCACACCGCGAAGCGCCTGCAGGCGGAGACTGGTGGTGTGGTTGATATTTGCGACTCTTTCAAGCGCGACTGGGTACTGCGCAATACCGAAGTCAAAGAGGTCTGGGGGATCGGCAAGCGGATGACCGCGCACCTCGAGGCCATGGGGATCCGCACGGCCATGGACCTTGCCAAGGCTGACCCGTGGACGCTTCGCCAGAAGTTCAGTGTGGTGGTTGAGAAAACGGCAAGGGAGCTTGCTGGCACATCTTGCCTCGAGCTTGAGGATGCTGACCCGCCAAAGCAGGAGATCTGCTGCAGCCGGATGTTCGGCAAGCGTTTGACCGAGATCGTTCCGATAAAGCAGGCGGTGGCCACCTACACTGGGCGAGCTGCGGAGAAGCTGCGTGCTCAAGGATCAGTGTGCAAGCGCATTCGGGTGAGTATCCGCACCGGCATGTTTAATCCTGACGAAGCCCGCTATGCCCAAGGCGCTTTGGTTGAGCTGCCATACCCTACCAACGACACGCTGCTACTCACGCGAGCCGCTACAGAGGCAGTTGCGCGGATCTACAGGCCCGGTTTTCGGTACAGCAAGGCAGAGGTGCTTCTGCTGGATCTGCGACAGCCTGGCGAATTCAGTGATGATCTGTTTGCGGTAACTCAGCCGGTGGCCAGCGACCGGCTAATGTCGGTGCTGGACGAGATCAATGGCAAATATGGAAGGGGCACGATGCATGCAGCTACCGTCCCCCGCACCCCCGATTGGGGGATGCGCCGGGATATGATGAGTCGTTCCTACACAACCCGGATTGAGGACCTATGGAGGGTTCGTTGACTTGATCACTCTTTCAAATAGCGATCATCTCTGGCGCGGTGTGGGGCGAGTGCCACCTTAAGATTTATCAGAATTTCTAAAGCGAGCTGCTTTCCTCAAAAGGTAAATTTTGCGGTCGATGTCTCCGTCCAGTAAGGGAGAGTCTAGGAAGGTGTTCGCTTCTTTCAGGCTTTGGAAGTCTTTGTTTCCTACATAGAAGAAAATTAGAGTCCTAAAAATTCGGTGTATTTGATAAGAGATTGAGTCTGCTAATGCAGATGTTACACCTGCATGTACATTTCGATTTCTATAAAATTTAGAGGCCTCCAAGATTTGCTTAACTATTTCATGGTCTTTGTACAGGTATGAGCAGCGGCGAATAATTAACTCACTATTATCGTTTTCGCCGACGGTGTGCTCAAGAGCGCCCCAGAGTTTTATGATGGAATAATCACAGTCGTTTTCATCCAGTGCTCGGGTGTAGCGCACAATTCCCTCTCGTAGCCGCTCTCCACCTTTAATACTAGAGGTCTGTTTTAGTATTTTTCGAATATTTCTCCCAGTTGTGATCTTCTTCGTGGCGTCGAAAGAATAAATTTTGTGTTTTGCTTCGTAATGTTCAAACCAATATTGCTCAGCAGCGAGCGAACCATCCGGGGTATGGATGGTATGCATCCCTGCGATTCTAATACGGTTAATGGCTCCTTCACGCCGGCCGAATAAACTCAAGCTCATTCCAGGGTTGGCAAAGAAAGACAGCACCCCTCTAATGAAGTCAAGGAAGTCCATTGCGCTGTAGAAGGCATCTGTGGTGTTGCGAGCTTGAACACATACAACAACTCCTGTATAGCCTGCAGGGGTATGTGAGTGGCTACAGCGCCATAAATCACTAAAGAAAGAACGTGAGTGGAGGTATTTTGGGGGGATTCCAGCAGGGTGGAAAGTGATCTCGGTCTCGTTGAGCTTATATTTTTTGATGGGTAGCGTTGCAGAGAGGGAGATACTAGTAGCAACGTGATAGGTATTTATTGGTTTCTTGAAATAGATTTTTAAATGATGGTTAATGTGGGTGAGTAGTTGGTCGTGATGATATATTTCAGTGCTTATTTTCGTTACAACGAATGAGTCTAGTCCGGCATCAAAAATTTTGTCGAGTGTTTCAGAAGATATAGAGTTGCAACCTGTAAAGTCGACCATGCTTCGAAGTATGGATTTGTACTCATAATAATTAGATGCTGAGTATTGTGCGGCGCCATTGCTATTTATAGTAGCGCTTTCGAGAATCATCTTGATTGGAATTTCAGGTTTGAAGGCCCTGTTTTTACTCCACTGAGCCGGCATGGGCGCTCTCCTTGTATGCGTTGTTGATGGTCAGTAATGTCATGTCCGCGGCATGTGCATTGATTGTAGGTCAGGGGGCCGCTAAGCAGAGCGGTAAGGGAGTAATTCGAGATTGAAGGATTGTTTAGCAGGAGAGGCTTGAAGGATTTCGGCGTGGGGATATAGGCGCTCAATGATTGTTGTTAATGATTTTTGATGGTCGGGAGGCATGCGGCAGCCATAAATAACACCGGTGAGTTCTCTCTGCCCAAATCTGATGTCTTCGTAAGGTGCATTTTTGTTGCGTCCATCACCCGCAAAGATTCTCCATTCTCTTTCATGTTTCCAAGCATCAGATTTGGTATAAATCAAGGTATGGATTCTTTTGGCTTGATCGAATGTCACCATGCCGGCAAGGAAATCCGATAGCTCATCATCTTCAAAAAGCTTAGGTATGTCTCGCATGTAAGACATTTTCTGCGCTGTTTGGTATGGGCTGTCTGCTCCAGGAACATCTTCAAAGCGCAGTACAACCCCTTTGTTGCTATCGGCATAGTACGCCCACATCAGCTGATTGGACGGTGAGTCTGTCAAGCATAAGATTTTAGTAGTGGCTAGCTGTTCCCTAGTAAGGCGGTATGTTTCATGGATATTCCTATCCAATGTGGCGAATGATTCCCTGATGCCGGCTTCCATTTCGCGCATAAAATGTTGTTTTGGTAATGTTTGCAGTAGTGGGCGCAATAGCTGGATTGCGACTGCCATCCGACTATCGGGATCCCCTTCATGCTCCCCGGTAAAAACTCTCCACATTTTTTCAAGAGCGCTGGCGAGGACTTTTTCTTTATCGAAATTGATCTGTAGATCGAATTGAATGTCATAAGGATCATTCAATGTCGCCGGAGTGCTCCAGCGAAGCGTTTGATTTTCAAGCACAATTTGGCAAGTGGAGTATGTGGTGTACTTATAGAAAGCCGGTGGCATTGGCTAGATCTCTTAGGGGGTCGGCACGATGCCACCATGCTTTTTAGCGATAGTCAATCAAAGAGCGCGGTAATAATGACAGACATCAGGTTTCGAATGGTTTGGAGGCTACAGGGGCATGGTAAAAAATTGGTAAAGAGGGGGCTAGTCTACAGAGCCGCGATGACTGACCCATAGCGAGAGTTCTTCCAGTATCGCTCTGATGGCGATCTGATTCATGAGCAAAAACTCAAGCGTGTCGGCTCTGATTAAGGCTTTTTCATCCATGACACTTCTCGAGTTTTTATCACATGTGGGGCAGTTTTAGGGCAGGCTCGGGTGGTACGGCTCACTAGTAGGGCTTGGAGGCATTGAAAGTGTTGGTGTTAGGGTAAGCTATGCCCAATCCACCATCGTGTCCTGCTTCGGCTCACAGGGGGAGGAGCAATCGCATGTGGCTCGGCCTTTCGAGCGTTCGCAGTGGGGCAGAAATGGGGCAATTCGCAGGCCATCCTATGCCCATCTACGCCAACCGATGCACTTATGCTTGAGTGCAAAAAGGCGTGCAGCCCCTGAATTCAGGGCCTGCACCGCATTTTCGGCCCGTACAGCAGCACAATTGGAGTGTGTGCTCGCTACCTAGATCATTGGGCCTTAATACGTTCCCATTCGCTTTTGTACTGCTCGGTTTCGTTGATGCAATTTTCGCAAAGAACCCCGCCGTAGTATCCGGATTGCTCCAGAGCCGTCGCCAAATCCTTTCCTTCCAGTACCGCTGGACATTCGTTGTGATGGCCGCCAGGGTTGGTTACCCCTTCGCAATTGCTGGTGAGGAACGGGTGGAGTACTGCCTGTTGGGCGCTGGACAAATGGTCGAAACCTTTGTCCATTGCAAGCTGGGCTATGCCGCTTACCTTGTTGTCTTCATTGTCGAACGCGCCAATGCTGAGGAGCTGCTCCAGAACGTTTACTTCGTCACTCATTTTATTTTTCCTGTTTGTCATGTGGTGGAGGCAATACGATATCACTCTGGTGGGTACTTGGGGCATCATTGATCTAAGGTTTGGGGCGCGAACGGGGGGTGTTGCACCTATGCATGAAATCCGAAAATTGCAAGTATTTTAGCGGTCATTTGAATAATAGAAAATAAGATGCCTCGAAAAGGATAGGGTGATATGGGTATAGCCAAAAAGATAGAAAGGAAAGCTAAGGCTGATTTGTTAAAGGTGCTATCACCTAAGTCTCATCTGACTGCAGTTGAGATATTTCGCGAGGGAAGTGCGATGGAGCACTTATTTAGAGAGATAAAGAAGCCAAATGGGGAAGATATTTATTTGGCGAAAGATGCTAGTGTCAGCTTTCAAGATCTTGTTGGCTTTGCGCTTAAGTATCTGCCAAGTGGCAGTATTGTAGGGCGCAATAGCGTTTATAAGTCTTGCAAGAGTACTATAGGTGCGCTTTGCGAAGCTGGAGTACGAGAGCTAGATGCTCAGGCGTTCATTGATAGCGTTGAATTGGAAATTTTAAAGGAGATTGAAACGCATCAATTCTACGCAACGTTGGATGGCTTGAGGTTCGATGATTTTGAGGAGCTAAAAATTGGGAGAGTTTCCTTGCGGAAGCCCAATTTACAGGTTCTTCAAGATAGTGACGCGTACGAAGAGATGCGTGAATCAGTTTGGAAACGGATGGGACAGGCTCTTTGGATTAGCGAACAATTTGTGGGCAGTAGAGAGGTGTGTCAGGAGCGTTTTTTTGAGAGCGTGAAGTTGATTTGTGGGTTGCTTTCAATGTCGCTAGCTATGGATGGAGAGTGGGGAGTTATAGGAAGGCGATTGATGCCATGTATAGAGGGGCGTGCGAGGCCCGCTAGTTCTAGTTGGTTTTCAATATCGATTGACTCGAATATGTTGTGCTCAAGTTCGTCTGGTAATTTTAATAGGCTGCTTCCGGTGAAGAAAGCCGTCATGGTTGATCTTTCGGAAAGGGACTGGTTTAACAATTTGGTGCGGATAATTCAAGTTAATGCCGAAACGGACTTGGAGCAGGCAGTGCGACGTGGTGTTTACTGGTATTTTGACGCGCAGTCGGATGGGACGCTAGAAATGCAGTTGGTTAAGTTCTGGAGTTGCATAGAGTGCATTTTTTCCTTCATGAATAATGGTCAAACAACCAAGTCTATAAGAGATGGGATGACGGGATTGTTTGTAGGAGGGGGGTATCAACTGGTTTCGATTGTGGACGTGGCCTCGTTACGCAGTGATATCAAGCGGCTCTACGGTCTTCGTTGTGGTGCTGTGCATGATGCGGAACATAACCATGTAACAGAGCGAGATGTTGCGGCAGTAAGCAAATGGGCTGCATGGGTGATGATTGAGGTGGCTGGTTTGGCTGCTTCAGGATTTAGTACCAGAAAAGAAGTAAAAATACAAACTGATTATTTATTTCAGAACATCCAGAAAGCATCCTAACCGGTTTTGGTAAAAAAGAAGTCTACCAAAGCCATCGGCAGTAACCGAACTCTCGCCAGTTGATCTATATAAGGGATGAAGCGGCCCGGCAGAGGGGAGCGAGGACTCATTCCTTATGTCATGCGAGGGACGACTTTCGCGGCCTCACAATCGAGGCTATCAATCGGATGGTACAAAAATGGTACAGAGGTTGGTTTGGAGGTCTGCAGGCCCTATAGTGAAAGGACTTAGATGAACATGCCCCCAATCCATCATGGGTGCAACGCTGAACCGACGGGACGGCTCAGGGCGCGTGGTTTTTGGCTTTGAGGCTGTTTTATCAGTGTTTGCGTTCAACGTGTTTCGTACCGATTTTCGGGGGTTTTAAGGCGTT